ATTGGAAAAGGATTAGTCAATGCAAAATATTCATTTTATGATAGTTTGAGTGGTGATTTTAAAAATTACAATTATGATATTGTTAAAAATGCTGTTGAACACATTCCCGACCTTCCAAATCAAAGTAAAAATTTTCCAGATAATTTAGAAATAGATGACATTAAAATTCAAAATTATTCTTCAAAGCAAATGTCTGCTATACATTCTTCTGGGGCATATGATGACGCGACTGGTAGATTTAAATCATTTCAGGAAGAGTTTGATCCAACAAATCATGAGAAAAAAATTACTGCAAGAAGTCTAAAACATTTGTTAATGAAAACTCCTCTAGACATTAGAGTTCCGGGATCTGGATTCCTTCACAACGATGCTAATACAACTATCGGAAATAAAATTCGTGTATTATTTTTAGGTAATGCTGAATTGACCAAAAGTTTTGTTCCACTCGATTTGAAAAAGAGTGGGGATTACATAATATATGCGGCGAAACATACTATGTCTACAACAAGATATGATATAACTTTTAGCTGTGTAAAATTAAATAGTTTCAACGATGACACATCATTCAAGAGTTTTGGAATATGATAGAAAAACAATTTTATGGTGACGAGACAAGATGGTTTGTCGGAACTATCGTAAATATCAACGACCCTTTACAATTGGGTAGAGTTAGAGTTAGGATATTTGGCGTTCATTCTGATAGGATATCTGACATAGAAGAATCAGATCTTCCTTGGGCTCAGACTGTTTCTCCGATTACAGAAGGTGGTAGTTCTGGTATTGGTACAAATTTGGGTATTAAAGTTCAAGCGCAAGTATATGGTATTTTTTTAGACGGGAAAGAATCTCAGTTGCCTCTGGTCTTGGGTTCTATGCCAAAATATGAGAGAGGTTTATCTAATATACTAATTAGTAATGACCCCAATATACCACAAGGAAGTCAGCATCCTGGATTAGTGGATGCTAAAACAACCGCCAAAAATAAAGAGACAGTTTCTCAAGTAGACACTAAGTATCTTGTTGGTGCTGATAACGTTGAACGTGCTTTTAATTTTTTTGTTACTGATGAAGGTGGTGGATTAACTGCAGAACAGGCATCTGGAATCATAGGTAACTTTTGGGTGGAATCTGGTGCACAAAGTGTCGGCGACTTAAACCCAACTGCTCAATCGGCAGGATCAGAAAGGTCGTTTGGGTTGGCGCAATGGAACTCCGCTCAAGCGGCAGGTAATAGATATGGTAAACTTTTACAGTTTGCTGCTGGAAAAAATTTACCTTGGCAGAGCGTATATTGCCAACTTCTTTTCACTAAGAAAGAATTAAATGATAAATCTTACTATGGGTTAAATCAGCTCAAAAGAGCAAGATCGGTAAAAGATGCAACTAGAATATTCTGTGATAGGTTTGAGAATCCTGCCTTTGATGCTATTCGTGATGATGAAGGTAAAATATTAGAATTCAAATATGATGAAACAGGTAAAAGAAAACTTAGATCACACGAAAGTGCTAGGATTGCTGCGGCAGAAGAAACGTTTAGAAGGTTTCAATAATGGCATATTATTTAGATAAAAATGGAAGAAAGGTAAACTACAAACCATTTCCTGGTGCGAAAAGAATACCTGATCCTGTTACCAGAAACGAATTAACGAATAAATCTTCGCAGGTAAGGCAAGTATCTGAAGCAGAGAAAGCAGAATCGCTTGCACAGTTTCAACAAATCACTAAATTATTTTTAGAAACGCCTCCTGGATCTGAACAGGCAGGTGCGATTGTGTCGGGATTTTTATCTCTTGCTGAATCGGTGAAACCAAGGGGAAAGAAAAAAGACCCAACTCCATCAAAGGTTACAAACAGCGTTCCTGGCATAAACACAGAGGATGAACCATCCTCATCAGATAAAACTGCGATTGATCAACTTACAGGTAAAACTTCCAACTCAAAGACTGTCACAAAACATTTAATTGCTGATGGTAGTCCTCGAGGAATCGAAACTGCTTTGAGGACGCATGTCAGTAACAATGAAAGTGTTATTCGTTCGGCAGTCAAAAAAGCAAATGATGTAGCGAAAGACCCAACTGTAAAAGAAAAGATGAAAGATCTTGGGATACCAGAGTATCAATTTACTGGACTCGTTTCTAAACTTTCTACCAATATTAATACTTTGCTCAAAGAAAATCAAAATGAAACGGTGTTAACTGATGTTAAAAAAGTTGCTGAAAAACAAGCAGTAGAACTTGGAAATCCTTTTGGGTCTATAGATGAAAAAACAGGAATTAGAAATCCCTTTGGATCTATGGGTGTGGATTTTGGTAATGTGTTGGGAAACATTGCTGCACAAGCAAAGGGAATACCAGCAATGAAAGAGTTGGGAACTAAAGTTCCTTCCTCACTTGATGTAAGTTTTCCAGATATAGAAATTCCTGATATCATCACTCCCGATGGTTTTACTAATATCACGGGAGTTACAGATCTTGGTGCGATTATGAATTCGGAACCAACAACACCTGTTTTAGATATCGGAGCATTAAATAATAAACCACCTACAGAATTTCTATTCACCGAAGTGAACAGCGCGAGAGAACTCGAAATTGATTTAAAATCAATAAGAAGAAAATTATTTAATGTCAATATAACTTGGACAGGTTCAGCGACAGACACTAGGATGTCTGCAAAATTTTATAATGATTTAATCATAACAGCAAAAACTTTACAACGCGCAGTATTTGGAAATGCGAGTGCAGAAAAACTTGGGATGTGGGGACATTACTATATCAACAAAAACGGTAAAGTTGAGAGAGTTTTAAATCTAGAGGCATTCGGATCTTATGACCATATTGCTGATGCGGCACTTAAAGATGAAGGTAATAAAATATTAAGAGAGGGTGTTTGTATAGTATTAGATGCAGGTCACGAAGTTCCTGAAGGAGATAAAACCGATCAAACTTATGGCCCAAAATCTATAACAGAAGCGCAATGGGAATCTATAGATATGGTGATGAGAGTGATATCACGCTCATATCCTGGCATTGAAGGTATTAGTTGGGATGAAACTACAGGAAATATTGGTTTGGGTATCGGGATACCTGTTTCAACTCTACTCATAAATGCTTCACCTCCAAGAAGAACGAGACCAGATGATTCGTTACCAAATACTGATAATTACGCAAAAAAGGTGAGAGACTTGAGGCAAATATCATATGATGCGAAGAGAGGTCAATATCGGGCACTCTCAGCGAGTTATAGTAAAGTGAAATATTTTCAATTAAGTGATTTAGAAACTGCTGTAGATTTTTCATATACTTTTTACAGCAGAAAAGAATTTACTGATAAGTGGGGTATTGACGTCTTGATCGGTAATCAGGGTGATGTAGTGGAACCAAAAATTAAATTTAGAAGTGATGATCCTAGGAGAACATAATGTCAGGTATTACAGATAAAGAACTTAGACAATCTCTTGGCACCAGAGCATTGGGTGAAAGGTCGGAAGATGGTTTCTTTGACCCATTACAAACATATCCACTTAGAGAATACACTGGAATTCAATCTACTAATCTCGAAGCAAGAGGTGTAGAAGAAAACGTTCTCCTCATCGGTGGCGGTGATGTAGAATTAGATCTGGAACTATTAGATCTCGAACCATCAGTATACACCTATAATCAAGTGAGGAAAAGTGCTTCTGGTCATGTCACGGAGATAGACGATACTCCTGGTCGACAAAGATTGTTATACAAACATAGAACCGGAACAGGTATTGAAATGATGCCTGACGGAACTATCATAATCAATACAACAAAAAATATGATACGAGTTTCAGCAGGTGATGAAAAGGTTATAATTGAGGGTGATGGTGAAATAGTTTATCACGGAAACCTGCGCATGAAAGTCGATGGGAACTTTGACTTAGATGTAGGTGGAGATTATAATGTAACTGTCGGCGGAGATCACAGTGAAGATATTAAAGGTGGATATCGCCAAGATATCAACAAAAACTTCCAGTCTATAATCAATAAAAATGTAAACCAACAAATTACTGGAAATGAATATAGATTCGTGCACGGAACGCATGACACGAATATCAAAGGAAATACTTCTATTGCTGTTTCAAGTGATGCCGAAATATTGACTCATGGTAAATTAAGACTCACTTCTCGTGAGGAAGGTATATTCACTTCACCTTCTATTAATATCGGTGCATCAAACTTGTCTGTATTCGGTGACTCTGGGACTATTGGTGGTGAGAATATCATTATGTACAATTATAATATGTACACTGGACATTCTATTACGGCTGAAGATACTATTACTACAGACACTGCATATACTCAAAGAGTTAATGCCACATCGATGCATGCTACTACGTTTCATGGAACACTGGACGGTAAAGCATCATTTGCGGCAAAAGCAGATCAGGCTGGTTCGGCACCACCTGGTGCCGGTTCGGGTGGTGGTTCACAAACGATTGAAACGCATACCGCAGTTGCAGTCGATCCTAAGAAAACAGTCGATAAACCAGGAGCGACAAATACGCATATGCAAGCATATGTCAACACCTCTGAGTTTTCTGCTAGGAAAATATTATTAGATCCTGGTAATATACTTTATAATCAGATTAATCGCGTTGTTGATTATGGTGGATTATCAGATAGAACTCTCAATACAAGGGAGATTAGATCTAAACTGAGAGATCCTGCTAATCAGAAGAATGAAAAGTTTATTGCAACAGTAATTTCCGAAGGTGGATTGTCAGCGACTTTCTCTAATTCGGTTCCTGCAAATATTGGTAGAACTTCTACTAATGAACCAAGCGTTCGTCGAACATTAAGAAAAGCAGTCCTTGGTAAAACTATTGGTGCAGAAATTAAAAGATTTTTGGGACAAACTCCAAATGTAACAGAAGAAATTAATATTGCCCCAGAGTTTAACCCAGCGAAACAAGGTATCATTACATCTAAAACTGAACTTGAGAATGGCGTTTCTATGGCGAAGTTTTTAGGTGGTTTTGGTAATCCTATCAACTTTGATCACGTTACTACTAATGAGCAAAGGTTATCAATAGCAACGAATCTTTCTTTGCATGCCAATCTACTAAGATCGATGGTGGTCAATGAAGATGCCTTTGATGACTATAGGCTCATTGTTGCTGAAGGAGTATATAAAGCAACAGCAAATGAAGTAATTACTCCTGGCAGTGTAAACGATCTCAAGCGAAAAGGTCAGGCAGTAGTTTATGAATTAAGAAATCGTGAAGGAACTATTGCGTATGAAAAGACTTGGGAACTTGCTGACTGGTGGAAAGACTCAGTAAAGTTCCAAAAACTTATATTAGATTATGATACCTATGATCCTCAGGGAGTTTTATCTGCACAAATAATTGTTATAATGCCAGAAGTCGTTTCTGGAGGTATCGGTACATTTAGCAATACTGTAGAAACTCGGTTTAATAACTTTGTACAAAGTACAAATGAGTTGATAGAATGCTTATAAATAGTGAAACGAGGTAATAGATGGCTAAAGCATTCTCAGTAGAAGATGGAAATCTTAATGTAAAAACCATTAGATCTGCAAGGTCTGTGAGTTTTTTGGACTTGGACTTATCATTTAGTCCAAGACCTTCTGGTGATTTGTACAAAAAAAGTGATGCTGCAGCAGTGAAGCAAGCAGTCAAAAATTTACTGCTAACTAATATAACAGAAAAACCTTTTAATTCGCAATTTGGCGGAAACTTAAATGATTTCTTATTTGAATTAGATACAAGCACAGATGCTAATTTATTAGCGACTAGGATTGTAGAGTGTATAGAATTATATGAACCAAGAGCAAGAGTTATAGACATTGATATAAATCTATTTCCAGATAGAAACGAAGTAAAGGTCACTGTTGAATTTCAAGTCGTAAGCACATCAGAGTTGGTCACTCTAGACTTATCACTAACAAGGTTGAGATAAATGGCAAAAAGTACAGTTAAATCATCGGATCTAGATTTTAATAACATTAAGGGTAGATTGAAAACTTACTTTCAATCGAAATCCGAATTTAATGACTATGACTTTGAAGCATCTGGTCTCTCAAATGTTCTAGACGTATTAGCATATAATACGCATATAAATGCTTTAACAGCAAATTTCTCATTAAATGAATCTTTTCTAAGCACGGCGCAACTCCGGAGTTCAGTCGTATCTCATGCCCAAACTCTTGGATACCAAATTAGATCTAGAACAGCGGCGAGAGCAATCGTAAATCTTTCAGTGAATATGTCTGGTGTTGTTGGTAGACCATTACAACTTGCTTTGGTTGCTGGTACAACTTTTACTTCATCTATCGATGGAACGACTTATACTTTCAGAACAAGAGATACTTACTACGCAAGAGATAACGGAACAGGATTATATAACTTTCTGACAACAGACGGTTCAAATGAAATACCAATTTTCGAAGGTACAGAAAAAACAAAAACATTTTTTGTAGGAGAAAAGGATGAAAGACAAATTTATATCATCCCAGA